GAGGAATGGAAAGCCATGAAGGATTTTCTAAAGACATTTTCAAGTTCAAACTTCTTGAAAATGTCTTTAGAAAATCCTTCATGGCTTTCCATTCCTCTATACATTGAGAACCCTGCGATCTCAAGATGCCCCATGCATAGTTCAGCGTTAGTGTTGTTTAATGTATCTAAACTTTGTTGATAATTATCTGGACAAATCCATGGAACCATACAGATAGGAACACCATCTACATAAATTGTTTCAGGAGAACTAATAACATCGATGTTAGAATACTCAGCTAAGATCAACTCTGGAGAGTTAACTTCATTAGTATTTTTATAGTAAGTGTCGTGGTTTCCAGCAAGCATATGAACACGAATTCCTCGCTCCATCAACTTATCGAAAAACATCTCACGTGCACGATGCAAAGAATAAAAGTTAATATACTTGCGTCGATCAAACGTATCACCAAGAATCAATACAGTGGTAATACCTTCCCTATCTAATGTAGGGAAAAAGATATTATCATAAAACTTTTGAAAGAAGTCTAGGAAAGCAACGCTATCATTCCTTGCACCAAAATGCTGATCAGTTATGATTGCTACTTTCATATTCAAATAAACCCCATCTTTCTATTGGTAATAGATTTTTCCATGTTGCGGGTTTGTTCATTGAACACTTCTGCAATAGTGTAACGTTCAGCTTCTTTACCACGTGGACGAACTGGAAGTTTAACTTCGAGTTTATCTGCCAGGGCTTGTGCTTGTTCAACCTTTAGATTATCAAATGATAAGATATCAAAGCAACGACCTGGACGAACAAGAGCAGAGTCAATATCACGGATGCTTGGGAGATTAGTAGAGAAGATCATCTTCTTACCCTTTGTAGTCACGAGACCATCACCAACGTTAAGGAAACGGTGCATCATAGTATTACCATCTGTTCTTGGCTTCAAGAAAGCATCGCTGTCTTCCAAAACCATAACGCTGGCGTCGTCTTCAATAAACCGTGCAAAGAGATAATCCTTTTCAAGGATAGTGGCGTCATAGGTTACCATGGCGCTAGAATTTGTATGAGCCAACAGTCCCCGAATGAATGTTGTCTTGCCAGTTCCAGGTGGACCGATCAGCAATAAAATATTTGCTGAAGATTCCATATAACGCTCGTAGTAAGATCCAAGAGTCTCACCATTCAAGAATGGATACATCTCTTCGCAAGGCATTCTATCACGATTTAGTGGAACGTTAACAGAATTACCATCAGAAGAATAGATCCATTCGATGTAAGAAGTAACGACATCGAAATGATTCTCAACTAGATCAATGATAGATTCTGCAAATTCAGTATCACCAAAAGCTCTAACGGTGGTAGAGTTAGAGTTAACACTGTATGTAATGTAGTTTAATTCTTCTTTGAATATAACAAACCCATTAGAGGAACTGCTTTGTACAAACAAGCAAGTTATAAATTGATCTTCTGCCCAAGATGCCCACTTTTGTCTGTTACACAAAACTGTAGTTTCACGATGAATAGTTTGTTTGCCGAGAGCAACTCTTTGATCTAAGATCTGAGATGTGATCAAGTCATCGAAATCAGAAACACCGAGAAATATCTTTTTATCTTCCATAATATCTTTCAAATTAAACATGTTGTCTGTAGAGTCCCAAGTAAATCTCTTGAGAAGTCTAGTTGATCCTTTTGCTATGTTGCGCACCTTGCGTCCAGCTGCTGTACTAATACCTCTTCGAGAAATCGCTGGTCTAGTGCCTGAACGTAAATCTGCAAGCAATTTATCTATTGAGTTCGCCATCGGGTTCACCTATAAAATTATCAAGTGGAGCAGCTGCAACTTTCTTTACTTTCTTCTTTGATTCAAACATTTCAAAGTTTTGAGTTGGTTGCATGTAATCATTATACAAGTTCTTCATGTGCATGTCATCGTCTTGGTCTTGGGTATCAAACATATCAAATGGCATCTCTTGAATCAACTTATGTTTGATGTAAGAGTGTTTCTTTTCTTTTTGAATTCTTCGCAAAAAAGCATAGTAAATAATTTGAGTAAAGTATGCAAATGGATTGCTACCCTTGTCGGGATCAAAGTTATCAATGTACTCAATACAATTTTCAATACCATCAAGAATCATATCGTCACGATACGTGTAGTTGATGAAGTTTGGTTTGTAAGATAAGTGCGTTGCGATTTTAAGAATACACTCTCCAATGTAGTTGCTAAGAATAGGCTTTTCTTTTCCCTGTTCTTCGGCATCTTTAACTTGGAGTTTATAATCCTTTAGGGCTTGTAAAAAATCAGCGTTGTTAACGTATTGTGCCATGGAGTCCTTTGTTTTTCTTGTGTCATGGTGTAAGTATACACGTTATATGAAAAAAAGTCAAGTTTATCTTAAATGCATTTTGCAAAGAAAATTTACTTGACTTTTATTTGACACAGCAGTAAAATAGCTATGTTCCCTTATGATGATTACATTAGTTAATACTATCTGATCCTTCAACGAAGAATGTATCTCTCTCTGGTTCCTGCGTATCGATTCCCAAAATCATTGCAAGTTTGTCTACCTTTTCTTTGAATTCATCTACTGTTGTTGCTGGTTTATCTAGCTTTGATACAGAGCCATCATGATTTCTTTTAACAAGCACTTGTTCGTGATTCTTTAGCAGATTTAAGTAGTTAGGCACTAATGCTTGGTGTAACTCTTTTACAAACATAACATCTTTTCTTTCTATCGTAAAGTAGTCATCTGCTGCAAATGGGCAGAATGGTGTAGCAATCATATGCTCTTTACCGACTCCACCATCAAACGTTTGTATAGAACGAATCAACATCGGATACTTCAACTCAAGAAGATCCGAATTCTCATAGTCTAGGATAGACATAACGTTTTCTCCTGACACTAGCTTTACTACTACGTATTTAGTTTCTTCGTTCATAGGTCTACCTCTACCACTTTTATTTCAAATTGTTCTTCGGCATAGACTTTGTATCTTTCAGCTGCATGATTTAATGTATGATTCTTCCATGACTTCCAATGTAGATCATCGGCAAGATCATATAAGTTACAATGCGTCTTTCCATTGTTAAGTCTCAAGCCACGACCAATACTTTGTAGGTTTCTAATTTTACTCTTGCTTGGTGATGCAAATATTACGTTCTCAATAGAAGGTATGTTAATACCTGTAGAAAAAGTTCCGTAAGATGCTATGATGATTGCATCACTTTCGCCTTCGGTGATATGTCTAATTGATTCACGATCAGCTGTCTCAGTTCCACCATACACGAAAAAGATTTTACGTTTAGCGTGAGCTTTGTCTTTGATCATCTCATGTAAAACTTTTCCATGCTTCTCTACATACTGGAAAAGCACTAAGGTGTTTCCACTACTATTTATAGCTAGGTTACGAATGAATCTATTGCGGTGCGGATGCTGTACGATGAAGTCCATTTCTTCTTGGTACTGCATGTTCTTATTAGCTTTACGAGTCACCTCATCATACTTTAATACCACGCACATAATCTTTAGCTTTGCTAAACGATCACTGTCCATAAGTTGCTTTGTAGTAGTGACACGATGCACTGGACCAAATATACCTTCAAGAACAAGACGGTGTATCTTTTTATTGTCCAACGTTCCAGTGGTTCCAACTCTGTATCTTACTGTGTCTAATTTTTCCATGACAGTAGTAAGAGACTTTGCTTTAAACTGATGTGCTTCATCTCCAAAGATTACATCGAAGTTTTTAAACCAAGATTTTGGCTGCAGGTATATTGACTGCCATGTAGTAATCAATACATCTTTGGTAAAGTCTTTAGTGAAACCAGAGTAGAGTTTTTGACAGTAAGAGCTAGTCTTCCATCCATTGGCACTAGAGTAATCTTCAAAATCAGCATACAGTTGCTCAACAAGAGATGTTGTTGGAACTATAATGATACATTTTCTATTGTGTTGAAGATGCCACCTTAACGTTGTATAGATTATGAACGACTTACCTGAAGCTGTTGGTGACAACAGCAATGTACGTTCTTTATCTAATGCAGTCTTAACTGCTTCAACTTGGTAATCACGAATCTCAATAGGGTTACCACGACCCATTGGTTTTAACCACTCTGCAAACTCTTGAACTATCTCATGCGTTATACCTGCGCTTATATTTAAGTTTGTGGTGTATGTTACATTATATCCATTGCGCTTGGCAAATTCTTCTACGTATGGAGCTAGACCAAGATATAAAGTTTTTCTTAGTTGATCATACAGACGAACTTTACCATCCCATAGTCTTGCTTTAAATTTTGGAGTAAATTTTGCGCCTGGATATTCATACGTAAAGAAGTCGCATATCTCTTGTTCAATCGATGGGTCAGAGAAAACTCGAACATATACTTCATCCAATTTTTCTATTGTTATATTCATCTATTAATTTCCAGCCAAGAACTTCTTCCATTCGATGCCATTTTTAATCTGCCACTCACGTGACTTGATTTGTTGCATTATAGATTCAAGCATATAAACCATCGTGTTTAAATACTCAACACGTAGTTGTAGTTTGTTTAACTCATCATCACCAGTAAGAAATTCATCCATCTCATTTTTAAGTGGCTTGATACCTTGCCATTGATCCCACTCAAGAGATTCTAATTCAGTACGTGAGAGTTCCCCACGGTAGTAACGAAACTTGTTCTTACGTAGGATGTTGTACTCAGATTGCATTTTTATCTGCATGAGTTTTTTGTTGATCAATATCTTTATATATTTTGCGTGTAACTTTGGAGTAGTTGTTGATGCTTCTCCAAGGTAATTGTCGTCTATTGCAGAATCGACATCCCACATATCTTGTAGCTCTTCAATATTCATAATAACCTCACAGGGAATAATAATCTATTTATTCGAATTTATAGTACCCGTATCTAAAAGTAGCATTACCGATAAGATACTGCACATCGTTGTTGTCTGATTGAAACACCAATGAGTCAATAGTGACTGGAAACATATCTATAAACCTAATTGTCTTGATTACATTATTGCTAGATCCTAGAATAGATAGCGTTGCGTCAGAATAGTTTGCTGCCAATTCACTAACAACAACTCTTTGGTCGTCATTAAAGTATGTAATATACTGGTCGTATGTTTGTGGAAATCCAAGAGCAACGATCCAGTTATAGATCGACTGATAGTTTTCCATTGCTTCGTCTACCATAAACTTAACATTCAACGTATCATATACTAGTGTTTCACCAGGAATAGGTTGTAAGTTAAATGGGTTTGCGAATTCTGGGGCACCAAGTGTGATGCCAGGTAGATTAGCTTCTTGACAAAAGAATGTTATAGAAGGTAATTTCTGGATGGTGAACATGAACCCATTTGGAGACAATGGATTGATGTTTGCTGGGATGGGACATGAAAGTGTATTTGCCATACTATTATTTAGTAAAATAAAAAAAGGGATCCGAAGATCCCTTTGAAGTACCGCTTCTTGCGTCGGTTTACTTACCTTGACTATTACATCAAGTTAGTAACCTTAACTCTACGGTAGTAGTAGTTTTCGTTAGCAGTCAAGCCACCAGAACCATCCAATGAAACGAATGGGTTAGCAACCATGCCGTAACGAGTCTTGAAACCAATCTTAGGCTGGAAAGACTCTGGGTCAACAGCACGAACTAGTTGCAATGGAACGTATGGGCAGTAGAACAAGCCAGCGTCAAAAGCAGAAGTGCCTTTGTATCCGCAAACAAAGTACTGAGATGCAGACACGTTTGCAGTGTATGGATCAACATAAACTTTGTACTTGCCGTTTAGAATACCAGCGAAAGTAGTAGAAGTGTCATCTACGTTCAAACCGTTATTGCCAGCCAAAGCAGGAGTGTAGTCAAGAACACCAGCCATCGCTAGAGCAGACGCAACGTCAGCTGAAGTGATGATGAAGTTACCACGACCACGACGTGTTTGCTGACCAATAGCATTGGCTTCACGTTCGATTTGGAACATCAAGCCTTTGAACTTTTCAACAGACCAACGACCGTTAGCATCAACGTCCAAGTCGAAAGTACCAGCAGTAGCAGTACCAACAACAGCACCTGCCTTAGCAGTAGCGTATACAGTACGAACAACTTCACGGTTAATTTCTGCCAAAATTTCTGTAGACAGAATGTTAGACAGTTCGCCTTCAGCGTCTAGACCATGCACAGAGCGCAGATCTTGAGCCAATTCAACAGAGTATTCTGCCTTCAAAGCACGAGTCTTTGCAGTTACAGAAGTCTTTTCGATAGAGAAAGCCATTTGACCGAAAGCACCGTCACCAGAACCGCCTTGACCTAGACGTTCTGCAGCAGCAGTAGTCAGACCATTACCAGTAGTGAACGTGCCATCAACTGGGTTAGAACCAGCGTGAGCAGGAGATGCAGCACCAGAGAAATCAGTATCTGCTTCGTTGAACAACGCTTCAGTACCATTTTGGTTGGTGTAACGGCTCTTCATCGCGAAGATCAAGCCAGTAGGCTGGGTCATTGGCTGAACGC